CTAAGGGTGGCAGAATCCAAGAAGGATTCATTCACAATCATGTTTGAGTTAAATGCTGTGATATATGTGTTATATGCTAGAGTGTCTATTAAGACAGAAAAGTTGGATCCCTCAAAATCAAAATCGGTAAAAGTTGAATTTGCACGAAGATAATCCTTAATGGATGTTTTTATCTGATCAAAATCTAGATTTGTATACTTAGTAAAAGGCATATTATCTCGTTGCCTCTAAGAGGAAAGAAAATTCTTGAGTTGGAAACTCTTGTCCGATGATATCGAAGATGATTGTGGCATTAAATGTATTCTTGTCCGGAAAAGGATCCACCTGGACCTGTACATTATCAATTCTTGGTTCAAAGTTTTCAAGTGCAATCTCTATTTGATTTTGAATTACTGATGCAGTACCAAAATCAACAAATTCGAAGAGACTACTTCTGACTTCAGATCCTAATAAGGAATTAAAAAATCTTTCAGTAGGAATAGTTTCTACTATATTTCTTACGGATCTACGAATCGCGTTCTCATTTTTTAATATTTGTAGATCTTTAGTAATAGGATGTGCATCAAAAGACAAACTAATGTCTTTAAATGCTCTTGATATCCTTTGAATGGCCATTGACAAGGAGTTTTTCTTTATTTATAACTTAATAATTAGGAATTTGATCCTCGTTTTTATGTTCTTTGGCAGTTTTCCAGAAATAATTGTCATCATTGCCAAGTCCATCACGGTCATGACCGTTTTCTACCTGGTAATAAACAGTCGAAACTTTAAAATCTGGGACCTTTGGTGTCTCTGGTGTCAGACTATTATCAAAAATACGAGTTCTATTATTTGGATAGAGACAGAACTGTCCATTATCAAGTTCAATTAGGTTATGAGACTTATGTTCTGATGGATTTTCACTGGTCGAATAATCAATTGCATCAGCATCTTGATGGTAATTATCAATCGTGCAAACATAAGTACCCGTTTGAGTTCCATAATCACGAGTATAGACTTCAAAATGCATTGAACCAATAAATTGCTTTTGAATCGTAGTAACACCATAATCCATACAATTCCAAAATTGTAGATTATGAAGTGTCATATCAGGAGTTGGTTTCTCCGGAGTCGAGACAAACGCGCTGATAGGCAATTTATCATACATTGCGGCATACTCTGGTAAGTATGTTTCAAAATAAAAAGCACGCCCAGGCATCGATTTAACCGATACCCAGACGCCCTTTACAAATTCACCATGACCACTTTGATGATCGGTGAGATATTCTTTTCTTACCCATACTTCATAAGCAGGTAAATTAGAAATCAAGCAAGACATGTAGAAAGTTCAATTATTAATACTATCTATTATCTTCCCTGACCTCTATACTTTTTACGAGCCGCGTTTCTGGATGTTGCAGAATACGTCGTGTTCTTACCATTACCTTGACGAGTTTTTTTCGGTTTTGATTCAATGTTTCTTTCACCATTTAAACCAACCTTTGATCGCACTGCCATAAGACTCCTTACTCCTCAATAATAATTTCAGTTCTAATGTTACTTGATTGACCTGTCTCATAAAATTCTACGGACAGGTCCTCTATTTTATCAAAAAATTCTTCATTACTTAATCGGTCATAAAGAATTTTATCATCTACAAGAATTCTATGAAATTCCTGACGTGCCATCTTAGATTACTCGCATCTTTTCGTGTCCAACGCGAACACGAGGATCACACCAAATTTCGAAACCTGCCTCCTTTGCATCAAGGCAGAATGAGACATCCTCTCCACACATATCCTGTACTTCGCCACTCTCGAAGACTTGCATCTTTGGTGCAAACCATGGATACTTCATCTCATCATTCTCCCAGACTCCGTGCTTGATGAGTAACCATCCAAATCCGGCATAATCTACGGTGAATGGAGATCTGCGCTTTGAAATACTTTCAACCGTTTCGTGATTCATGACACCACCATTGTTACGGAAATCATCCTCTTCCATCCAATGTGCCACTGAGGTCGTTCTACCATCTTCTGTGGCATACCATCCGGATGCAATGTCTTGATCCATTAGAACCAATTGCCAAAACTTCTCAGTATTGAAAATAATATCACTATCAATCCATAACTGATAATCATACTTTAATTTTCCATCCCATGGTAACTGATCCGGACCACGCAATACATTTGCTCCAAGACACTTGCATCTTGCAAAGTTGACCATGGACGAGTAGTCCTGCGAAATCTGGATGCTTGCTCCAGATTGAACTAAGTCAAAACAAAGTTGAACGAAATTCTTAAGATACGCATAAGAACATCCTCTCCCAGGAAGACAAAAGACAATTGCCTTTCCTCTTACCATTTCCTTTGCTTTATCGTAATCCCACTCTGCTGTTTTTTTGACCGGCGTTTTTGCCTTTACTGTGAATCCTTTTGCCATAAGAATAACAATTTACTTTCGAATCATACAACATTATATAGCGGTTGTCAAGAGTTCTTTTCTTCTGCTAAGACAATCTCATTTCCATCCACTAACCATCTTAAAGTGGTGCCCTCATACCATTGCATCTCATTCAAAATTACTTCGGGTACTGTGACATAATAATCTCCTGTCACAGGATCAACCTCTACTTCACTAAAAATTTTCTCAGAATTTTTTTTCATATACACGAACCTTACACTTGATTTTATATAGCGAAAAAAAAATTTATACGCCTTGGAATTTTATCGTGCTCTTGGAAACCTTTGTAGGTTAGGGGAGTCATGGGTTTTTATAAACGCCCCCCCTTAAACGGGGGGACTGCTGTATTCACGAACGACTGATTATGCGACTGTTGTGAACTTAGTGTTGTTGAAGTTAGCAACAGAAAACTGCTGACGATTAACCAATTTATATGTACCTAACTCAGTGGAGTAGACATAACCCTCACCATCAATTCTGTCATAACCGATGTATGCCTCAGGACCTACATTTCGGCACTGATTCATCAACTCTTCTTTCAAAACTATCATCAACCCGTAGAGGTGCATGAGTGACTCATTGCCCATGAAGTCCTCACCGGTCATAGGATAACCCTCACGAATTGACTTATTCACATTTTGCTTAATCTGTGCCGCGTCTCTATCACTTACGAACGCGGTCTTATCATACACCTGACGAATCAAGTCTATGACGGGAGGCATCTCAAACTGATCCAATCCGTCATCATACTGACCGCTCCAGATGTATGCCTTAGGGAACACGAACTTACAATAGACTGTATCGGTGATCATGAACCTTAGCGGTTCTGCCACGGCATCACGTAGGTCGGATTCTGCCGTGTAGAGCGTATGCGGCGCAACGATGATTTCCTCTTCTACGGTGTCATCGAACTTATAGGTGATTGTGTTCGGTGTGTATTCATCAGTGCCACCGAATCCGATGAAGTCCCCCTGAATAATACCCCCGACCCGTGGTAGATAGTCGAAGCACTTATGCAGAATTGTTGCAACCTCTCCCGTGTGGTTCGCATCGATGTCCTGATGCGATTCGTTGATTTTGATCTTTACTTTGTTGAATACGGATTTGGTCCCCACAAAGAACTCACCCGATGCAGGATTAGTCCCCCAAACGATTGCCGGAGCACCGTCAATCTTCACTGATAAATCACCCTTCAGTTTGAGAGATACTAAAAACGAAGTATCTCCGGTGAGGATTGTATCTTCGGGATGTTCGATGTGGAGGTTTTTTGTCATGTTGTGAATTAGGATTTTGAAGGATTAGAGGGAGGTTTATATCATGCGAGGCGCATACCGTTCCGGAACTCAGTGGTATGGAATTCGGTGCCAGTCCAGAGACGGACGAACCACTCAAAGTTTTTCTGGAATACGCCTTCGCCAGAATAACCGAACGCATCACAGAGAGCGTTGAGACGGGATTTGGTGGTGACAGACTGCCAACCGCCGTCGTAGAGTTTCATTGAATCTTCATCAACCTCAGCGATCAGGTTGCCGTGGAGATAGACCTTAGAGATGCCGTCCTCTGTCAAAACGCTGGTGTTGCCGGAGGTCCAGTTCTGGTTCGCCTGGACTGCGACGTTCATCTGGGTTTCGATCTTACGCATGAGAAGAGAGAAGGTTTAGAGCGTGTGGCGGGCGTTGTCCCCTCCACTTCTATACAATACACGATTTTGAGGGTCGTGCCAAAATCGTGTGGCACTAGTCCGACTGTCACATGCGGTCTATGCTGCGCTGGATTTGGTCGTTACGCTCTTGCATGATCTGCACCATATCAGAATCCAACAGATCGATGAGAAGATTGGCACCTAACAAAATAACAATGGCAGAAAGACAGATACGCATGAGTTTGTGTTACTTAAGGTTTGCTTTGTTGATGACTGTAACCCATTCAGTCGGGGGTGATAGTTTGTTGGATACCTTTACCCAACGACCTTTGAACTTAACGATGGTGAATTTCATAGGTTTGAATTGAACTCATTGTGACAATCAGCAACGAAATCTACAAGTTCTTCGGTACAATCAAGACCGAAACGATCGCATACCCAATCGATTGCCCCTTCCAGATCAGGCATCATTTCCAGCATGTACTGAGAGAGGTCTGATGCGATCATCTCTTTGAGTTGGCGCATGTCGCTCTGCATGGCATAGGTACAAGGGTCGGTGTAGGTTTGCATTCGGTTGATTTCTTTG